TATCCAAGTGATCCAGAGTTTGTTGGATTGGGTAGTACCGAATACACAGATGGATTTATTGATGAAATGGGAGAAATAGGAGAACAAGCATACCAAATTATAAGAAGTAGAATAAGATTCAAATTAGATGAATTTGGCTTAATTCCAAAGCTAGGTATGGGAAGTAATCCATGTAAGACATTTATTTATAAAGATTTTTACAAAAGATGGCGAGATAATGAATTAGAGTCCTGGAAAGCCTATGTGCCGGCAAGTGTTTATGATAATCCCTTTATTTCAGAACATTATATTGAGAATTTAAAGAAATTAGATCCAATTAATCGTGCAAGATTATTAGATGGAAATTGGGAATATGATGATGATCCTCTAAAGTTATTTGGATTTGATACAATAATGGACTTATTCACAAATGAGGCTGAACGTGGAAACAAGTTCTGCATTGTTGATGCTGCAGGATTTGGAAGGGATAAAACAGTAGTAGGTCTTTGGAATGGATTATTTTGTTATAAAGTTATTCTAATGGAAAATATATCAAGTGATGAATTAGATGCTATCTTAAAGAAAGAAATGATTCCACGATCAAAATGTCTAGTAGATGAAATAGGTGTAGGTTTTGGTTTAGTAAAAAACTTACCAGGAGTAAAAGGATTTGTAGCAAATGCAAGACCAATAGTAAAACAGAAAGAAAATGAAACAGAGAAAGTTCAACACAATTATAAAAATTTAAGAAGTCAATGTTGGTTTGTATTATCTAATTATGTTAATTCAGGATTACTTGGAATGTATAAAAATATCTCAGTAGAAGCCAAGAATCTTTTAATTGAAGACTTAGAACAAATGAAACAAGTAGATGCAGATAAAGATGCACCATTAAGAGTTATATCAAAAGAGAAATTAAAAGAATTGGGTAGTTTAAATAGATCAACAGATGTAGGCGACATGTTAATGATGAGAATGTATTTTGAATTAAGGAAACCAATGGCCTTTTCATTTATAAGTCCAAAGCCAGTATACAAACAATCCAAAGAAGAAGAGAATAAAGAAGAAACAGAACGAAAAAAGAAACTACAAGAACTAATAGATAAAGGTGTAATTGCGTTAGGACCAGTAGTCAGATAAACAATAATGTTTAAATATTCTAAATGAATGTTTGAATCATCACTTTACACTTACGCTTATGGGAATCTTAGATTTTTGGAAAAAAGAGGAGAAGTCGGTGCCTCCAGTAGCAACAATTACAGAGGAATCTCGAGGAGGAATCTCGAAAGCATATATTCCTAAATTTCTTTATAAGCCTCCATTTGGCTATCCAAGATATGTTGATCTAGTAACAATTAGAAGACTAGCAGCAATGCCATATGTTGAAATGTGTATTTCTACAATTATTGATGAGATGTGTTCTATTCCCTGGGATATTATCGCAAAAGAAGGAATGGAAGATTCACCAACATTAGAAGATCATACTAAACAAATAAAAAACTTCTTTGAAAATCCAAATACAAATAAAGAAAGTTTTGAGGAAATTAGAAGAAAATATTTAAGAGATATTTTAGAAATAGATGCTGGTGTAATAAACAAAATGTTTAATCCAGCTAGTCAAATGGTAGAAATCGTTGCTCGTGATGGAGCTACATTTACTAAAAACCCAGACATTTATGGAATGTTTACAGACAGAGAAGACTTAATGTTAGAGTCTGCAATTCTTCCTCCAAATAAAGAAATGTCAGCAATGGCTGTTGAACCAGGATATGTTTCTGCGGCAGATGCAAGAGAAAGAGCTGCTTACTTTCAATATGGATGGATTAGTGGAGCAAGACCAGTTCCTTTTGGAAAAAAAGAAATAGTTTGGTTCGAAAGAAATCCTAGAACAGATGACTTATATGGAAGATCTCCAATTCAAAACTTAGCAGAAACAATTCAAACTTTGATATATTCAGTAGAACATAACTTAGAATACTTTAACGATAACTCTATTCCAAAGGGAGTATTAGGATTAGAGGGAAGCGATGCAGAGGAAGTTATTGCATTTAAAGAGCAATGGGAAGAACAACAAAGAGTCAAAGATTCAGCAGGAAACTGGAAAAAGAAATTTCATCAAATGCCAATAGTAGGAAAGACTCCAACATTCACAAGATTTCAATTAACAAATTCAGAATTAGAATTATTAGAAGGACAAAAATGGTGGGCAAAATTAGTGTGGGCAAGTTTTGGAGTAACATCTGTTGAATTAGGATATACAGAGGACTCAAAAGGATTAGCAAATCAAATTGTTCAAAGTAATGTATTTAAGAAAAGATCTATTAATCCACTTTTAAGAATTGAAGAATATAGACTTAATCATGAAATACTTAGTGAATTCGAATTTGATGACGTTGAATTTAAATTTATGTTATTCGATGTTGAAGAAGAAACTAAAAAAGCAGCATTATATCAATCACAATTATCTGGAGGATGGAGATCAATTAACGAGATAAGAGTCGAAGAAGGATTAGAAGAAGTAGAATGGGGTGAGAAACAATCAGCAGAGGAAGCCATGGAGATGCAACAAAAATATAGTAATAATGAAGACGAAGAAGGTGGTTCAATGGAAAAAGAAGAATCAAACGAGAAAAAGAAAGTAGAAAAAGAGAAAGAGAATTTTATAGGAAAGGAAAAAAAATCATTAGACAATCCATTAATCTTACAGCCAAACGAAGAGATGAGTGAAAAAAAACTAAAAAAGAGCATTGTCTATATCTTAAAACAAAATGAAGGAAAAATTAAAAGCCTAATAGACAAAGAAATGGGTAAAAATAGTTTAAGTGAAATCAAATCAGTAGAAAGTTTAGCAAAATCAATTAAAGCTATTTTCTCCTTTGAAGGATTAAAAGCTATTAGCGACAAAGTAATTAATTCAATATTTGTAAAAGGATGGGACACTGCAGAAAAACAAATAGATAGAAATATTCTAATGAATAGAGAAGCAGTAGACTTCATACAAGACTATACTTATAATAATATTAAAGGAATGACTGACGAAGTAATGTTAGATTTAAGACAAGAATTAGAAAGAGGAATTATGTCTGGAGAAGGAGTAACAAAACTAAAAGATAGAGTAAGCAAAGTGTTTGATGTTGGAGAAAATAGAGCCGAAATGATTGCTAGAACAGAATCAACAAGAGCAGAAAATCAAGGAAAACTACAAGCATTTAAATCAAGTGGAGAAAAACTAATGAAAAAATGGCATACACATTTTGATGATAGAACAAGCGATGTATGTAAAAGATTAAATGGTCAAGTTGTTGGAATGAACGAAAATTTTAAAGATATTAAAAGTGGTTGGGAAGGGCCTTGTCCTCCTGCACATGTAAATTGTAGGAGTTCAACTCTATATTTAGAGGAAGAAGAAGAGCTTGACTGAACAATAATGTTTAAATATATAAAATGATTAAAAAGAGGCATGGAAACAAGTTTTATATTTAGTTCAGATAAAGTAGAACTAAAAAGTGAAGGTGGAAAATTCTATGTAGAAGGATACATCTCTACTTCTGATGTAGATTTAGTTAATGATATTGTAACAAAGAATTGTTTATTGGACATGGCTGAACAAATGAAAACTAGAACAATTAAATTCGATGTAGAACATGAAAGTTTTAGGGGAAAATCTAGTTTAGATAGAGAAATAAACAAAACAACAATCCCAGTAGCAAAGGTAGACGATTTCTTAATGGATAAAAAAGGATTAAAAGTACGAGCAATGTTAAATCCACACAATGCAAGATTTGATGAAGTAAAAGGATCAATAGAAGATGGATTTTTAGATGCATTCAGTATTGCTTATGTGCCTGTTAAAGCAGCCATTCAAGAAAAAAACGGATTAAAAACAAGACTATTAGATAAAATCAATTTATTAAATGTAGCACTTACGGGTAATCCAGTAAATACAGAAGCAAGAATGACAAACGTTTTTGCAAAATCATTAGAATTCTTAGAAGAACAATCAGAAGATAAGGGAATATCTAGACCCAAAACAAAACCAATTAAGGAAGAAGAGGATGAAGAGAAAAAGAAAGTAGGACCCGGTGGACATAAACCTGATAAAACAGGACCAAAGGGAAGTGGAGATGGACCAGGAAAAGGAAAAGCTGATGGATCAGGAATTAAAGAAAAAGATGAATCAAATCATAATCACCTAAGTGATAACGCAATTAAATTACAGGAGGTTAAAATGTCAGAAGAGGAAAAAGAGAACGAAGTTCAAGAAGAAGCTGAAGTTCAAGAAGTAGAAGAGACTAAAAATGA